ATCATAGTAATACTTAATTTCGTCTTTCAAACGTTGTTCCCATGCTTTACGTTTTTGAATAAAAATAGCAGGCTTTGGATTTTCATCGGCAACCATTATAGTTACCAAGTTGTCGATTCGAATTCCTGTGTGTTCTTCAAACATGATAGCATAAGCACATTCCTGCATGAAGTAGTTTTCGATTTCGTCTTCAGTTTTAATTCTACCCGATGTTTTAAAATCAACAATTGCGATTTCGTTATCATAGTCAGCGATACAATCGACACGCCCTGCCACCTTTAGCTTATCAGAATAAAGCGTCCATTCCTGCATATATACTTTACCAATGTAAGAATCAATCGCCTCTTTTAGAACATTCCAACTAAATTGGATATGAGGCATCTTATCATTCTGTGTTTTGAATATTGTTTCCTCGTTATTGATATAGCGTTCTGCAATGTTATGTACTGACGTTCCTCGACCAGTTGCCCGACGAGTAATTTTATTTGCGTTTTCTTCGCCAATGTCCTTACGCCACTTTGCCCACTTTCCTCGATCACGATAACCCAATACGGTTGTGATTGATGGGTATTCATCACCAAAGGGTGTTATGTACTTTCGCCCAGACTTTTTTGTTTCAGCGGTAAGTTCATCATACCCTAAGTCTAAGGCAACATGTTTAAAAATCTTATTCATTTTAATAATGATTGATTGTGCATCCACTTCCCGATGCTTTTTTGATGCCCTTAAGAACATCATTCCATCCGCTGCCTGCGCGACGGATCGGAGACATTGCACCGTTGTAACTTATTCCAGGAGAAGAAACAAGTCGTACGATTTTACCTCCACATGTAACACAAAGGTCTTCACATGGTTTATCTCGATCATCCATAGGAACATTCATTTCCCATGTTTCATTACATTTTTCACATTTGTATTCGTAAGTCATTTTATTACAAACCATTCTGGTTTTTTGCGTTTTGACCAAGCCATTTTGAAACGGGCTTGTTTTGTTTGATAGAATGCACGATATGATTTGATAGGATCATCGAACATACATTCGGGATTGGACTTCATCGCTAAAGGGAATTTTGTCATTTTAGAATCGCCAATATTCGCTGGGCCCCAATAAAGTTCATCGCGTAGCAATTTATCTGTTTTGTGGACTTTACCATATCGATACGAGTATTCTTCGCACAAAGCATTGAATAACTGCCAATGCCATCGATAGTTTTGAATAGTTTCCATTGTCCATACAGTACATGGGTGATATTTATGAACTGCTTTATAAAGAATATTTTCGCGTTCATCAGGCAAAACATAATACTGTTGCATGGTTTTACCTGAGCTTGATGGTCTACGTTCCGCTTTGCCGTCACACATACGATGAGCAGTTGAAAGCATTTGCGCACTTTCAATAATCATTTTGACGACGTGCTTGTCGCAATGCTGTTGTGCAGCAACTACAGGATCATTATCTAAAACAAAAACATTCATATTTTCTACAAGTATTATACCACAATACTTACGAATTGTACATCACAGAATTTCAGGGAAACAGGCTTCAATCAAGCTTTTTGTAATTTTTGAGTATTTTTTATTGCTAACGGTTGTAAGTGTTCCATCTTTTGCGGCGCAAAGAAGAAGTGCATCTTCTTTATTAATGCTTTCCAAAATTTGAATGAACTTCTTTTCTTTTTCGAGACGGCTTACTTTATTATTTACTACACAAACACCGATCGCTTTGAAGGCATTCTGAACACTCGTTGGTTCACGACCAATTGGACATTCCTCAAATGGAGGTTTACCATAAGGCAAGTCAAGCTTAACATTGTCGTTATAGCATAGTTGTAAAACCGTTTTTACTTGTCTAAATGCGTGTTCTTTAAGATACGCAATGCGATCATCGCGGTTTTCAAGTTCACATGTTTTTTCTAGAACCTCAAATATATGTTTTCTATTGCTCATAATTTTATGCTGGGAAAAAGTCTTGTACAGATTCAATAAGCATATTGCAGCGCTTATTAATAAGATACTGTAGAATCTTTCCCTTATCTTTGTTTTGCTGGGAATTATATTTATCAACGATTGCATCACTAATATCTTGAGGAATACAATCAAGATCGATCATTATTTTATTTCGACAAAAGTTACGAAAAGTATCATTGCCCATGATAGAGCGAAGTTCATCGGGCGATTGTGACACTTCATTCCATTCTTGAATTTTCTTTGCTCGCATTGGCTTTTGCCTAATACCTTCGACAAATGTTTCATCGGGGCTAAAGATGTTTGGTACACCATCGCTTGCATCGCCACGACAAATATGATCAAACTTGTAAAAACGTGGACAATCGACTTTTAAGAAATCGCGCTTCATTGGAGAAAACTGCTTAACATTTGAATACGAATGAAGCTGAATGAAATCCTTATCCGAAGAAACAATCATCACCGGCTCGTTTTTACCGAACTCTTGAGTTTCCTGTGCAAGGACCGCAATAACATCATCGGCTTCAGCACGATCTACATGCACAACGGGATAAGACATTTCTTCCGAAATTTCATCCCGCACCCGATTAATAAGAGTAAAAAAGTGTCCCCAGTCAAGAGGAGATTCTTCCCTATTTGTTTTGCGCTTCGCTTTATATTGAGGATACTTTTCTTTGCGCCAAGAAGAATTATCACAAGCAATCACCATTTGGCCATATTCATTTCTGAATTTTAGATTATACCGGCGAAGGCTATTTAAAATCATATGACGAATAAGACCTTCCTGAATTTCTTCAGGCCGATCTTGCGAAAAAATAGATGCGATGGCAATGCCACTGTAGTCGACTAGAATCATTATTTTGTTGGTTTGTTTGAAGTATTATACCACAAAACTTACCAATTGTAAATAACTTTTATAGGCGTAGTGAACTATATTTTTTGCGCTTTTTTCTTTTTTCCTGTGATATGATTACGGTGGATGCGACAGCCAATAAAGCTGTTGTAATACTCATCAGGCTTAAACAAAACATCCCGTGTAAGCTGAATTTTTGTTTCATAATAACTCATTTCTCCTAAAGACTCGCACAATCTCAATATTTCTCTTGTGAATCTATTAGTACCATGCTCCTCAACGAGGGTTTTAACGATATCACTCGAACCATGATAAGTTTGCCAATCGGATTCTTTTATTGATCTTCGCTTATTCTTTTTTCCTTTTAGTGGAGGACGGGTCACCTTTGACCATAACGATTTTTTGCCAATGTATTTTTTACCATTATCGAGATCTGTAATTTCATACACAAACCCACACCATTTCTTAAGTTCTTCTTTTGGTGGATCCCACCTTTTTCCTTTATAACTCCACATAGAGTTATTTATTCTTCATCCCAGACATCTTCAAGCTCGATATTTTCCGCACCACAAAATGGACAATAGTTAGGAATTAGCTCATCGTCATATTCATCTTCTCGATCATCTAACCAATTAATATAATAATCGGCTGAGCATGTCTGACATACAATTCTTTCTTTTGGCATATTAGGCTTCGCAAGATGCGCAGTTAAGGAGATTGCGGGAAAGTTCCTGTGATGGATTAGTTCCTCTATGGTAATATAGTGTTTTTACACCCTGTTCCCAAGCAAATATAAGTAGTTGGTTTACATCCTTTGGTGGTGTTTTCGGGTGAATCATAAGATTAATGCTTTGCGATTGGTCAATGTATTTTTGTCTAATTGACGCCTGCAAAATAACTTCACGTTGACTAATTTCACCAAAGGTCTTAAACACATTTTTTTCGTGATCTGAAAGAAAGGTAAGGTGCTGTACACTGCCACCAGTAACAAGAATTGATTTCCAAACATCGGCAGTATCATTACCATGCTGTTTCAGAACCTCTTTTAAATATGGGTTTTTATATGTAAACTTGCCCTTTGCTAAGTCCTTAACAAAATAGTTGCTGTTGAGTGGTTCAACGCTCGGCGAAACTTGTCCAAGAATAAAGGAACTCGAAGTTGTAGGAGCAATTGCTTGTGTAGTTACATTGCGTAGACCTGTTCCTTTAAGTAATTCGGGTTCACCAAATCGAGCAGCAAGGTCCTTTGTTGCCGTTTGGCTTTCGTCACGAATATGCTTAAAGATTTCATTTGTTATTCCTTTTGCTTCTAAGTCTTCAAATGCGATGCTTTTGCTTTGCAAGTAAGAATGCCATCCAAGCACACCAATGCCAAGTGCACGTTGACGAATAGCAAAGTTGCGAGGAGCTTCCATAAAGGGTAAAGCTTCTGCCTTATCGATGAATTCCGTCATAACAGCATCGAGGAAGCGAGTGAGAACCTGCACTGCATCAGTGTCTTTCCATTCGTCATAATGAAGAAGGTTTAGTGAAGAAAGGTTACATACAAACGATTCTTCATTATTGGCTGATAAGCAAATTTCAGAACAAAGGTTTGATGCATGGACACGCCTTTTGTTCTTTTTATATGCGGCAGGGGCATTTTTATTTACGGTGTCAGAAAAGAAAATGTATGGATAACCAGATTCGTAACGCTTTTGAATTACCTTTGCCCATATTTTTCTTTTTTCTTTATCACCATCAATTATTTCCTTCATAAACTTATCACTGACAGTTACACCAATTGATAAGTTTTGAATAGGATGGCCATCATCACGAATCTTTAAAAACTCTAAAATGTCGGGATGTTCAACGGGTAGGTACGCAGCAAATGATCCTCTTCGTACATTTCCTTGTGCCACAACATTTGTCACGTTATCAAATAGCTCCATAAAATGCGCCGGTCCATTTGATGTTCCACCATCAGAAATTGGTGCACCTCTTTCGCGAAGAGAACCAAAGTATCCAGATGTTCCTCCGCCGACCTTTGTCATCATTCCCGTTTCGGCCTGCTTATAAAGAATAGATTCCATTGTATCATCTATATAAGAACCAAAGCACGAAATAGGCAGTCCACGCTTAAGTGCATAGTTTGCCCAGATGGGAGATGATAATGAATACCATCCTCGAGACATATAGTCTTCAAATTTTTTCGCAAAGCCTTTTTCCTTAAGTGCCTTTTCTGCAGCACCAGCAATTTGCCTAATTCTGTCTTCTGCTTCTACGCCTTCGGCTAAATAGCCACGTTGAAGAAAGAGACGAGAATCTCGATTTAGCCAATAATATTTGTCCATAATTTATATATCAAAAGAGATCGTCTTCGTTGTATGATTTATCTTTCTTAGAATATTCAGTAGGCCTTTTCCAGAAAAAATCGGTTGAAGTATTACCAAGAACATCTTCGTCGAACCATTGTGTTTTTTCAAGTAATTCTGCATCAATATCATCAAACACTGGTTCAATGTTGATTTGTTCCAATGACTCATTAAGGCGATTCTTAATAAAGTTTTTCATGATAGGAGAACTCAGATTTTCTGATTGATACCCATTTACCGACCACTCAATAATTTTTGATTCAGCCTCATACGCCTCAACACATTCTTCACGAATACGATCAATAAGTTCTTGATCAAAAAGCTCGGGATGTTCTTCTCGAATAGTGTTTACAAGTCTAATACCAACTAACGCATGAATCATTTCTTCGCGAGAAGTATAAGCTACTTGCTGTGAAACATCTTTAAGTTGGTTTTTAAAACGATTAAAGTAATTGATTGTATAAAATTGACTAAAAAGAGAAACGTTTTCAACGTATAGAGTAAATAGAACAAGCGAATAGACGTACTGTTTTCTTTTATCTTTATAACGCTTTTTCAAATATTTACGCAGATACTTAACACGATTTTGAATGATTGGTAATTGTAAGTTTTGCTCAAAAACTTCTTCCATATCAAGAATGCTGAGTAAACGTTCATAAGCATTATTATGAATAACTTCAACATTTGCCATTACATAACCGAGGTCAGTAATTGAAGGATGAGGAAGGTTTTGGCCTACGTTTGCCCAAAATGTTTTTACCGCCACTTCGATTTGTGCAACGGCTGATAAACAACGAGTGACCATTTCTTTTTCGTTGTCTGGCATGTTCACCTTAAAATCGTGAACATCTGTTTGAAAGCTAAATTCTTTATCGGTCCAAAAACCGTTATGCATTGCTTGAATATAATCTTCCGTCCAAGGGTAGTGATCTGGTTTACGCGAAACTTGTTCTATAAAAATTGACATAGCTGTGTTGATTGAGGTTTTATTATACCATAAAGAACGCCAAAGTAAATACAAATATTACTTTGCTTTATGATAAAGTGCGCGTAAAGCACCATTAAAGGAATTGCGCAAAACAACCACAGCCTCTTTATTTGAGTTATAGTAGTCTGCAATTTTTGATTCGTCCTCATTTAGAAACTTTGACCAACGTTCGTACTGTATTCGGCCGGGCTTAAAATGCATAAATGTTTCGGCGCTAACATCAAATACTTTGTACTTTCGTTTTTTCACAGAGCCAAGCGGTTTATCAAAAGTAGCTACAGACCCTGTTGTGGTTGTTTCTAATTTCATCGAGTTATATCTTCCTGAGTAATGAATATGTTTTGTCGTGTTTTTAAGTGCTTTACTTTAAAAACCGTATGACCCAATATTGAGCCATACGGTTCAGGCGCCGTAACTTCAACCAATGTACCTTTTTTCGCTAATAGTTCTCCGGTTTTTGGTAATGCAATGTCACGGACAAGTGCATATTTTCCTTGTTCTATATTTCCTTCTTCGGTAATATACCACTCATTTAACTCAGGTGTATAGTCCGAAAAATCTATTCCATTTGATTTTTCGAGAATACTAATAAGCTTTTTATCACTTATGTTTGTATGCTCTTTAATCAAATAAAGTGCTGAAGCATATCTTGCAATGGTGCTTTGACCAAGAGGAATCTTTCCTAATAATCTGCGGATATTAAAAACAAGCCGATGAAAAATAGTATAAGCCGATTTTTCTTCAGATGTTTCTGGTTTTTTGATTTTAGTGCCTTTTTCATCTACTATTCCCTTTTTAAATGCATCGGTTTTTTGCCAAGGCATAGTAAGTAAACGCAGAAAGCGTAAAGCGTAAAAAAAGTCAGGTCCTCTAAATAATCCCATAATTTAAATGTTTTTTAATTTTTTTGCTATTGATAAATCAACGCTAACGTCTTTGTATATGTTCGTTGGTAAGTAATTTAAGTAAATTAGGAATGATTTTAACGCGGGCCAAAGTTCTTCATCTACTCTATAAAATAACATTCTTGTTGCGGCTTGTATTTGAAATACGTTATATATTGAAATTATATGATTTAAAAGTAACCTTTCTTTTATCTTGCCAGAATGCCGATAACGTCTAAGTAGTCTTACAACATATTTAAACTTTGCAAGGTCTTCATAGAAATCATCGGCACTCAAACAAGAAGGATTCTCATAATACTTTGCTGCAAATAACTCGAAATTGTCGTTAGTTAAATTGTCAAATAA